AAGCTCTACTACGGCTCGAACGCCTCGGTTTCGGGAACCTCCGTCAAGGTCCCGTCCAACCCGCTCCCGACCGAAGTTGCCTGGCTCGTCGTGTTCTACGACGGCCAGACCACGGCAGCCATCTACGCCCCCAAGGTGTCCATCATCCGCAACGACGACCTGTCGATTTCGGACACCGAGAACCTGGCGCAGCTGTCCCTCAAGGTCACCCCGCTTAACTACAGCGCCAACGACTGGGCGATCGAATGGGTGGCCCCCGCGGTCATCCTCTCCACCGCCACCGCAACGGCCACCGTGACATCCAACGCCGTTTCCGCGGTGACGGTGGTCTCCGGTGGTTCCGGCTACACCTCCGTCCCCTCGGTCACCTTCTCCGGTGGCGCCGGAACAGGCGCGGCGGCCACGGCCACCGTCTCCGGCGGTGTGGTTACCGCAATCAACGTCACCGCCGGCGGCTCGGGCTACACGTCCACGCCGACCGTGACCGTCGCAGCGCCGTAGCAACCAACCCCTGCGGGGCCGGGTGCGGACCCCGGCCTCGCAGGCCCCCCCTCATTTTCGTCCGCAAAATCCCCTGAATTAGGAGTCCGCAATGTCCGCACTTTCGCTGGACGACCTGCGCGCAGGCGCAGCCGCCAAGTACCCAGATTTTGAAATCGAAGCCGAGGAAGGGAAGGTCCTTGGCTTCCACCCCCTGTTCCGCCTCCCGAAGGCCAAGCGGCGCGCCGTGGCCGAGGCCCTGGACCTCCAGAAGCGCCTTGAGGCGCTCCCCGAGGACAGCGATGTCGACCAGCCCCAGCTGCTGATCGAGGTCCTCTCCGAGGCCCTCCAGGCCGCCGAGCGCAGCAAGGGCGACCACGCCGCGCTGAGGAAGTGGGCCGGCACCGAGGACCTCGGCATGTGGCTGTTCATCTTCAACGCCTACTCCGAGAAGACCAACTTGGGGGAAGCCTCGCCCTCGGAGAGCTAATCGACCAGCACGGCGAGGAGATCTACCTGGATCTCAAGGAGTTCTGGGACTTTGACCTCGTCAGCTTCATTGCTGGCGAGGTCTTTTCCTCTATCCCCATCATCCTCGCCATGGTCCGCAACCTCCCCGAGGGCTCCCGCTACCACGCCGTCGTAGCGGTGGACCATAAGCCGGACAGCGACCAGGAAGCCGATCCACACCTGGAGGCGCTCCTGGATCACCGGGTATGGACCATCGACCGCAAGCTCATGGCTGCCACCGTCAACGCAATCAACATGAACACTGCCGCCACCGGCATGTGGTCCGAGAAACCCCCCGATTTCCCCATCGTCGGCCCGGCCTCCTGGAAGGAGGAGGAGCCCAAGGAGGAAGAGGAGTACACGGACAACTTCGACTTCTTCAGAAAGAAGGGCTTCCCAATTGGCTGACCTCAAGTTAGTAGGCGCCGTCGCCATCAAGGTGCGCCCTGACGCCCGCGGATTCAAGTCTGCCCTGCAGAAGCAGATCCGCGATGAACTGAAGGACCTTGACGCCAAGGCGAAGATCAAGGTCTCCGCCGACACCACGGAGTTCGAGAAGGGCGTGGAGAAGGCTGTCGACGAGGCCGCGGACCAGTCCGTCACCCTCAAGCTCGGCTTCGACCACGACGCCCTGCGGGCAGCACAGAAGCAGCTCGACGCCGCCGCCAAGAAGCTGAAGCTGGAGCCCTTCCAGATCGACCTGGACCCCCAAGGGATCCAAGATGCCCTGGATTTGATCGACGGGTTCAAGCAGAGCGCCATTACGGGTGTCGAGTTCAGATTCACCCCGGACGAGAAGGGCTTCCAGTCCGTCCTTGACCGGATCGCCCAGATCCGGCGGGAGAAGCTGGAGCTGCCCATCGAGTTTGGCACCTCCGACGAGGAACTCGACGCCAAAGAGGCCGAGATCCGCGCAATGATGAAGCACCGGTTCGAGACCGACGGCATACCGATCTCGTACACCAACGACCGGGACTCCATCCAGAAGGCCCTGGATCAGGTCAACGCCGAACTGGCGAAGATCGACGCCGTCAAGTTCGACGTCACTGCCAACCCGGAGTCCCTGGAGACCGCCCGCGACATCCTGCAGGCCGCGCTCAACAGGACGCCCGTGGAGATGAAGATCGTCCGGGATGAAAAGGGCTTCAAGTCCGTCCTGGACAAGATCAACGAGATCCGTCGGCTGAAGCTGGAAAAGCCCATCTTCTTCAAGCTCGACCCAGCCTCGCTGGACAAGATGGAAGCGGACATGCACGCCGCGCTGGCCAAGTTCACCAAGGCCGAGACCATCTCCAGCGTCACCCTGAGCTACAACAACAACAGGGCATCCATCCTCGCCGCGATCAAGCAGGTCGATGACGAACTGGACAGGATCAAGGCCGTTGAGCTCGTTGTCAATCTCAACGAGAAGGACCTGCAGGAGAAGCGCAAAAAGCTCCAGGAGATCCTGACCAACACTCCGGTCGAACTGAAGATCAACTACAACGACCAGGACTCGCTCAGGGCCGCCCGCGACCGGCTCAAGGAGATGCTGAACGAGATCGCCCCCGGCGAGACCGTCCTCCTCAACTTTGACGAGAAGGCGATCCGCGAGCAGCTCAAGAAGGTCAACTCGCTGATCAAGGAGGAGGTCCAGGACAAGCACAAAGTCGAGCTCCCTGTCCATGCCACGGGGCTTGAGATCGTCGCCCGGCAGCTGCAGTTCCTCTCCCGCGACCGGCGCGTGCCATTCCATGTCGTCATTGATCAGAAGTCCTTCCTGGTCGCCGAGGGCATCCTGCGCTCCCTGTCCGGCGTCAACGTCCTGCAGTCCGTAGGGCGCGGCCTGGAGTCCCTTATCACCAGGTTTGACACCCTCACCCTGAAGTCGTCCGCCTGGATCACCGGGCTGGGCAACCTCGTCAACATCCTGGCATTTTTGGGTACCGCCGTCTTCAACGTAGGTGACGGACTGTTCAACCTCGTCGGCCTGGCGGCCCTCGCGCCGACCGCCGCCGCATCACTGGCTTCCGTCCTGATCATCGGCGAGGCCGTCTTCAAGGACTTCGGTGCGGCCGTCCACGGCATCGAGGCCGCCTTCAAGCGGCTGCCCCCGTCCGGCCAGAAGGCCGCCACGCTGGTCCGGAAGATCTTCGCCGACATGCGCGAATCCATCTCCAAGGAATTCTGGACTGAGGCCTCGGACTCCATGCTCAGCTTCGTTGAGCGCACCCTTCCGGTCTTCTCCTCCGAGCTGAGCCGGACCTCCGGCCAGCTGGGCAACATCTTCGGACGCATCCTCGACTCGATCACCAAGGTCGCAGACAACGGCCAGCTCAAGACGATGTTCGACAACCTCGTCAAGGGGTTCGACCTCGCCTCCACCGGGGTCACGGACTTCATGGACGCCATGAACATCCTGGGCCTGAGGGGTTCGGAATTCCTGCCCCGCTTCGGAGGCTTCCTGTCCCAGATCTCCGGGCAGTTCCTTGACTTCATCACGGAGTCGGACAAGGCCGGCAAGATCAACAAGTGGATCGAGGACGGCGTCACCGCCCTGAAGGATCTGTGGTACGCCGGCAAGGCCATCGTCGACCAGTTCCGCGCCATCGCGCACGCCGTTGAGGATGCAGGAGGCGGCGGGCTGGAGGAGTTCCGCAAGAACATGGAGCGGATCGCCGACACCATGCTCGCGGAGCCCTGGCGCTCCCGCATGGCCACTATCCTTGCCGGCGCCCGCCGGGGCGCCTCCGAGCTCAACGTCGGCTTCAAGAATCTCTCCGACACCATCGGCAAGTCGGCAGGTTTCGTCAACGAGCTCCTCACCGGACTGGGCCAGATTGGCGGCCGGGTATTGACCAACCTCGGGGCCGGCATCGGGCAGACCGTCTTCCAAGCCGGAACGCTGGAAGGCCTGCGCGACCTGCGCGAGGGACTGGTTGACCTGACCCCCAGCTTCAGCGGCCTCGGCCGGCTGATCGGCAACATCTCCCGCGTCACGGGCGAGGTCTTCAAGGGCATCGCGCCCATCCTCAACACGGTCATCGGGTTCCTGGACAACACGGTGGGCAAGCTCACCGGCAACCTCGAAAGGCTGGCACCCTCCCTGACCGGCCTGATCAACGCACTGGTCACCGCCGGCACCGGCCCGCTGTCTGTCCTGGTCGACCTCCTGAGCTTCGTCCTTGACATCTTCAACAAGCTCCCGGAGCCGGTGAAGCTCGCCACCCTGGCGTTCGCCGGCTTCCTGGCGATGCGCAACCAGTTCGGCGCCTTTGCCTCCACTCTGAGCGGGCTGTGGACCAGGGTCTCCAGCTCTGTGGTCACAGGCAAGGACAACATCACCAGGGCCGTGGCCGACATGGGCACCGCTCTGCACAACGGCGTCACGTCCAGATTCATCCAGATGAAGGACGGCACGGTACGCGAAATGAACGCCCTGGGCCGCGCCGTGAGCGGCGGAGTGTCCGACACCAACCGGGCACTCAACAGGCTGGACACCGGCCATGTGGTGCGCGAGCTGGACCGCGTCCAGTCCAAGGCCGGCAGGGTGTTCTCCTTCCTGGCGGCGCCCTTCGGCGGCGTCTGGGGCCTGGCGCTTGCCGGGCTTATCGCCGCCATCTCCCTCGCCGGTGATGCGGCGGCCAAGGAGAAGGGCAAGTTCGACGACCTGGTCACCGCCTTCAATGGGCAGACGGGCATCAACGGCGCCGTCCAGGACGTGATCGTGGGCCAGCTGCGGATGAAGCAATCCTTCCTGTGGTGGGAGACCAGCTCTGTTGCCGAGAGGGCACAGAACATCGGCATCAGCCTGCGGGACCTGCAGAAGGCCGCCGAAGGCGTCCCCGGCGCCATGGACACGGTCCAGGCAGCCCTTGAGCGGGCGTTCAGTCAGCGCTCCCCCGTCGAAAAGTTCGCGGACTTTTCCAAGTTCCTCGGCGACCTGGGATCATCCGTGCTGCCCGGCGGCGCAGCCGGGCTCGGGGTGCTAGGCTCCGGCTTCGGCCAGCTGTTCGGCTCCGACGCCGCCGCGGTGGCGGAAGGCCTGCAGAAGCAGGTCAAGCGGATTCAGGACGCCCTCAACGAGACGCGGCTGGCTGCACAGCAGATAGGCATTCCCCAGAACACCGCCGCCGGCATCGTCGAGGCCCTGGAAACCATCGCTGACAAGGCCAGCACCGCCGAGCAGAAGACGCGGGCCGTGCTGGATGTCATCCGCCAGCTCAGGAACGGCGGAGCCGACCGGCAGGACGCCATGAAGCGCGAGAACGACATGCTGCGCGACTTCGACAAGAACCTCTCCGACATCCTGGAAACGGCGAAGACGGAAGGCAGGGCACTTCCGGACCTCTTCGACAAGGCCACCGGCGAGATCGACACCTTCTCGGCGTCCGGTTCCCAGCTGTACACCTTGTACAACAACCTGGCAGACGCGGGCATCGAGTCCGCCGTGAAGCAGGCCCAGGCCATCAAGGATCCGGTCAAGGCCCAGGAGGTCTTCCGGGAGGCCATCAAGAAGACCCGGGAGAAGCTGGAGGCCCCGCTGAAGCTGGCCGGGGTTCCCCAGGCGGAGATCGACAAGATCATGGCCTCCCTGGATCTGGACCCCGCCCTGGTTGAGATCCTGCTCAGCGGCAAGAGCAAGGAGGAGATGCTCCTTGACATAGCCAAGTTCCGCCTTGAGGCGGAGGCCGCCGCCGGGCGGATCAGCACCGTCATCACGGCCGACAATGCGGAGCTCTACATCGCCCTCGCTGAAGCCGAGGAGCGGCTCCGGGGATACGAGACGACCACTTACTCCACCCCCCTGGATGCGACCACGGAGCCCCTCCACAAGAAGATCGCGGAGGGCGTCACGGCAGGTGTCGGCTTCTCGCTCAACACCTTCTCGGCGGCCCTGGATGCCGGGCTGGACCCCTTCAACGCGGCCATCTTCACGGCCACCCTGGCTGGCCAGACATTCGCCCGGCTGATCTTCGCACCAGGCATCGACGGTGAACCCAGCCGTTTCAACAGGGTCATGACCACAGTCAACGCCGCCCTTGGGGCCCTGGCCACCATGGTCGTCAAGCCGACGATCGACGTTATCGGCAACGCCCCGGCGGTCATCGGCGCGGTCCTCAGCGGCCTGAATGCCATCGCAGGCAGGGTTGTCGGCGCCACCGTCCAGGTGACCAGAGAGTTCATCGGAGGGACCGGTCTGCCCGGCTCCCTGATCGATGGCCTCTTCGGCCGGAACGGTTTCATCGATACTGGCCAAGGCTTCCACCCGCGATTCAGGCCTGAGGTACACCGATTCGCCAACGGCGGCATCGAGCGCCACGTCGCCCAGATCGCCCGTCCTGGCGTCGTCCCGCGTGTGTGGGCCGAACGCGAGACCGGCGGGGAGGCCTACCTCCCCCTAGCCGCCTCCAAGCGTCCGCGCTCGGTGGCCATCCTCAAGCAGGTGGCCAGCATGTTCGGCTACCAGATCAGCAAGGCCCAGGGGTACGCCAACGGCGGCACCACCGGCCCTGTGAGCAACCGGAACACAACGGCCAACGTGACCATCCACAACCTCAACACCAACGATCCCGACGCGGCCGTGCGCAAGCTGCGCCAGGCGCAGCGGGACGCCCTCGCCGTCTACGGCAACCACTAACTAGGAGTCTGACCCATGGGCGTTGTCTTCGGATCACCCCTTTATCCCGGCTCCTCGGCGCCGGTGGCGTGGGCGGGCCTGAGCATGACCTGGACCGGCTGGGACGGCTCCGTCTGGAGCCTCTCGGACGAACAGTTCGGCACCGTCATGATGCCGGGCGTCCGGGGCCTGAACATGCCCGCCATCACGCACTACACCTCCGCCAGTCCCAACGTGCCCGGCGCGAGGTGGCGCGGCCACACGGCCGAGGCCCGTGAGGTGTTCTGGCCGATCCAGATCTACTCCGACATCGGCAGCGTGGACTGGCTGGCCCGGGACCGGGCCTTCTGGAAGACCATGCGTCCGGAGAAGACCGGGACCTGGACAGTCATCCAGCCCGACGGCCGGAGCCGGTCCCTGAGGCTGCGCTTCCAGGACGACGGCACCCAGACGTTCGACACCGACCCGGCGATCGTGGGCTGGACCAACTACGGCATCACGCTCACCGCGGAGGAGCCGTACTGGGCCGGTCCGTCCGAGACCCGGGCCTGGCAGGCCGGC